TGCTCTACCTGCTTTGTCTACAGACTCTTGAGTTCCTGTTATAACTACAGTTTTATCCATAATTTGACAAGAGTTAGAAAGTCTAACAGTTGCAGTTGATGCGTCTAAAGTTGCTTCATCACCTTCGATAACAGCATTAGTTGTTACTGCTGATGCTAAGGCGTCTGTTTGCCATTCGTGAAGAACTGCAGTTGCTTTTGTTTTAGCTGCAGAACTTAAAAATGGTGTATCTGTTGGTGAGATACTGTAGATAACGTCAGAAAGATCTTCTCTTTCACCGACTGAATCATAAGTATCAAACGTGTTTGTTGGCTGTGCCATGTTTATTTCCTTTGTTGAGATTTAAGATTAATCATATCAGCTATGGCATTCCCAGCATCTTTAAGATGACCAGTTTTCCGTAGCGTATTGATTTTATTTCTTATTTGCTCTCTACCTGAACTATTGCCTGATTTTGCAACACCAGCTTTTACAACTCTAGGGGCATTTGCAACCTTCTTAGATGTTAATGGTCTTCCACCCTTTTGGGATTGAAAACTCATAGCATCTTTTGCTACCATTAAAAATCTATGGTCTGCAAGGCTACCAATTTCCTGATCATTAAAACCATAATTTCGTAACGAATTACGTAAACTAAGTTTAAAAGTATCAGATTTATTAGGGTCGCTAAACTCTGGTATTTTTGTTGCAGCTAAATCTCTTTGTGCTTCAAGGTAAGTTTCATACTGTTGAGTTTGAATCTCTCTTGCTTTACTTTTTAATCCTTCTATTCTGCTACTTTCTTGTCTTAATTCAAAGTCAAGTCTAGATGCAGATGTAGGATCTTCTTCATAAAGTTTAGCAAGGTCTTGTCCACCTTGTTTGTTTTTTACAAATTGATCTGCTGTCGATATTAAATCATTCAGCTCTGATAAACGAGTGTCATAAGTTTGACGCAAACTATTCTTTTGGCCTTCAAGATCTCTCTTTTCCATGCCTAAAGTATGAGTTTTTTGTCTGTAATCCGAGTCTCTAGAATATCCTGCTTTCAGCTCATCAAGGCTCACCTCTAACTCTTGACCACTAACTTTTATTCGGTGGAGTTCTGGTGTCTCTAATTCTGTTGTAGTTTCTTCTTCAGTCTCAGTATTTTCAGTTGTCTGTTCTATTGGAGTTTCGTTCGACTCTGATTGACTCTCTTGAACTTCCTGTTTCTCAGGAATTGACTCTGAAGGTTCTGCTTTAGTTTCTGGTACTTGAGTGTCCTCTTGAGGATTCAGTAAACCTGAAATTTTATCTGCTGCACCTTGTGTTGTATTTGCCATTGTATCGTTCCTTTTGTTGGTTGACGAAATTGAAGTTTCGTTAGATTAACTTCGTTTATTTAATTGCTCGATATCGGCTTGAGCTAGCCTTCCACTTGACATAACACTTAGTAAATGTCCTTTGATTTTATCCACCATATTAAAGGCTACCCAAAGGTTTCTACGAGTATCATCGTCTGCGAAACTTGTGTTAAAGATCTCTAGTCTGTAAATTTCAGAAAGATCTTCAAATGCTTTCTTTAGAAGGGGATCGTCCAGCAGTTGCTGGGCTCGCTTGCCCTCCCTGATTATTATTTCCTTGTCCATTTTTAAAGAATTGTTGCTGTCCTTGTATCATTTGTTTCATTAGATCTCCTGATTTATTCAAGTCAGTTTGCTCTAACATAGATCTTCGTTTAAGTTCTAGTTCATCAATTTTGGTATTGTATTTCAATTCCATTTCTTTGATGGCTAGTTCATAATCTAGAAGTGCTTGTCTCATTCTGCCTTCTATATTCTTGCTCTCCGTCTCAGCCTTTAATTGTGCACGTTGGTTTTCACCTTGTACTTGGGCTAACGTCACCTTCTCAAATTCAGTAGGTGGCTTAGGAGGAATAGGTGGCATTTGTGCTGCTCCCACTTCTGGATCCATGAAGTATGGTTCTATACTATTTAGACCTGCATTTTCAACTAATTTTTTCAAAGAGTTGTAAATATTTCTTAGATTAACCATTGGGCCATGAACATTCTGTTGTAAGTTGATTGCAGACATTTGTCTTTCTAATATCGCATTCATTAATATCAACTGTTGTTCTTTTGATCCAGTACCTAATCCTACTTGTACTGTAATATTAACTCTGTCTTTCCATTCGTAAGGTCTCATAGGAATATACTTTCCTCTGATTCTTACAATTTTTTCTTTATTTTGGTATTTGCAAGTAAGCTCAAACATTTTTAAGGCTAGATCTTTTACACCAGTCTCAGCAAAGATTCTGGCGATTAACTCCATTCTCATTTGTGATTGTGTTAGAATTTGGTTCTGGCCAGTTGCTGTACTACTTAGTGCATTTGCATCTAGCCCTTGTGATTGTTTTGTTACACCTGTTCTTGATTCTTTAACAGAATCTAAATAGGCTAACAGACCACTTGCTTGTTCGGTAATGGGTTGAGCCTGAATAGGCATCATTACATTTTGAGGAGGTTGTTTTGTTCTTACAATTCCTCCTGGACGATTTGTTAAAAGATCATCCATTGAAACTTGTCCATCTTGTACTGCAACTCTATTATTATTTGTTAGATACATATTGTCTAACATCTGTCGCATTACAGTTGATTTTATTAATTGTATATCTTCTACTAATTCAGCAACACTTCTTCCATAGAATCTGTGTGGCATGATAACTGGAGTCATAGATACGAAAGGCATTGAATCTATTTCTTCCATATCAAGAAACTTCTTACCATCACCTGCTACTGTAATTTTTAATAATTCTGATTTACCATCACCATCTACATCCATTCTAATATAGCATTCATGAATTAAAACATCTTGTGTACTTTTATCTCCACTTGTTTCTCCATGAGAAAAGTCTATACTTTCATGTCTAGTCAATTTATCTTCAGTATAAAAATCACCATCACCAGTTGGTAATGATTCAACTAAATCTTTATCATAGCCCATCTCAACTAATTCTGTTCTTGTTTTGTTCACTCTATGACAAACAAAGTTTGCAGTATCAATTGATTTGCATCTACGTTCAATTAAAAATTCTTCAGGTGGAACTGGTTCTATTCTAACCTTTCCATATAATTTTGTTCTTTTAATAACTACATCATGTAGTTTAACTACATCAATTTCTTTACCAGCTTCATCTGTAATAGGTTCTTCATATTCAGTATGATTTTTTACTTTAACTTCATCAGAAGTAAGTAGATCTTCTAATTCGTAATCTGTTAATCTTGTGTATTCTTCTCTTTCAGTTTTTTCTGCATTGTCCCAATATACTTTTAGTATTCCATTCTTTTGAATTAATGCATCTTTGAAAGCTGTATATAACGCAAGGAAACCATCATTCTCTTTATAAAAGATATAGTTTAAATAGTCAGAACATTGTCTAGCCATTTCCTCATCTTCAGGCCCCATACCTTCACAACTAAATACATTATCACCAGCTGTAAAAATTCTCATCAATGATGGCATTAAACTTTCAACTGTATCTAGTACATCATTAGAAACAACTTGAGATCTACCTTCTTGTTCATTGCCAAGAGGTTTTCCTAAATAATATTCTAACGATTTTTTTCTTCTAGCTACAAGTTCTCCACCAATATAACCTGATGAATTATGTATTTCTCTGCTTACTATTGATAATATTTCTTGATTTGATTTTTTGTTTTTTTTCATACTACGTATTTTGTATCTATATTAATTGGTTTATCCCAGTCTGATGTATCTATTGGGTCATGTACACATCCATATCTAAATGCATCACTTGCGTGTGAGCACCAGTCATGAAGTGGTTTATTTTTAAATACTTGATTCTTGTCGTCCCATTGTTTTCTATATTGTCTTAAAGCGTCTAAGCCTTGTTTACATTTAACTCTGTCAAAATAACAGTTGCCCAATGTATTTCTTACTGATTCAATTCCATGATCTACTTCTAACTTAGGTGCTACCTCAAAGTCAATACCCAATTCTTGAGAAACTTCTAACCTTGACTTACCTGTTCCTAGCTCTCTCGCCATAATATCGTGAGGTGCTATATGTCGACTATAAGCATAGTCTTTATCAGATAGTATATCAGCATAGTGTGCTAATGATTCACCTGACGTTTCGTAATAATCTATTAAGTGAACTTCTTGTCCAACTCTTTGTGCAAACCATATTGCAGTAGAATCTCCAATACCTAAGTCCCACCAAGTTTCTACACCTACAGCTTCGTCTACAGGTACTTCACCAATTCTATTTTCTTTATCTGCTTTAGTTATCAATCTTCCGTAATAACTTCCTGATACTGCTGCAGTAAAT